TCAGGCTATCAGGGGACCGTATTTGCTTTTCAATGTACCGGTTTTAGTGGCCGCTGCGGTGAACTGCGCAGCCTGCCCGCTGGCCCCTGTATTGGGGTGAGTATGTGACGCGGCAGTCTCTGCCAGTTCCCTCACCACGTCCAGGGTGTCGGTGAGTAGTGTCAGGACGTTAATCTCTTCGCTTCCCAGTTTTACCACCGGGGCAATCAGCTGTTGCGCCTGGGCCACACTTCGGCGGATGCCGCTGATTTTTTCAGTCAGTGCGCCGCTGACGTTTGACGTGACATTCCCTTTCACGTCGTCTGTAACATTGCCCGCGACGTCCCGTTTCACGCTCCGGCCAACACTGACGGAATTGTCCTTGCTGCAGGTTACTGTCAGGTTGCCGGATGTGCCGACGCTGTAATCCCCCTCGCTGATATGGACCACCGCCCCGGCCAGAAGTGTGGCCGTGCCAAGCACGGTTGTTTTATCCGTTGCCTGGACCGTAGTTTCACGGACAACCACTTTGCGGATTTCTTCGTCGGTGGTGACTTCACGAGTCATGGAGTTTTCGCGGATTGTCTGGTCCGTCTGGCGTTCCCAGTCTCCGGCAACCGTCACGCGCTGCGATACACCATCGCGCTGTTGCTGCAACTGCTCGCCGGGTTTAACCGCTGGCAGGGTATGACCCTCCGCCATAATCTGGCGCACAAAGGGCTTATCCTGCCGCCCCTCAGTGAACCCAACTTCAACCAGCGTGCCAGGGGGCGGAAACTGAAACATTCCCGACTCGCTGCCCGCCATTGGTACAGGTAGAGGAACGGCAGAATAGATCGGCGTATTTGCGGCTGGCTTGCCGTCTTCGTCAAGCAGTTGGAGATCCACGGCATAGCGTGGGCGGAATGGATCGGCAATATTCCCTCCTGATACATCCTCGCTTGGCGCTTCCACCCTGGCGAATTTTGGAAGATGCAGGCCGCTTGCCAGCTCCGGGAATGCGTTTTCAATCTGCCGCTGAATGGGTGATTTTTGCAATGGCTGGCCGGTGTCTTTGTTGCGGGGCTGCCAGGTAATTGCCATGTCGTCGTTATTTAGCCGGACCTGATTCAGCCGCTGGCCGTTCACCTCAGCACCAGGGCGCAGGCTCTGAATCATCGGCACAACCATTGAATTACCGCCCGCCGATGCCTGGCTAAATTCGTGCGGGATCTCCACTGGCTTACTCGCAAAAAGACTGTGCTCCGCAGCGCCGACGAAGACGTCCCCGTCCGGCAACTGATACCAAAGATAATCCGTCACTGTAAATGCGCGGCCCAGACTGGCAAGAAGCTGATAGCCCGTGCCGCTGTGCGTAAAATGGGGGATCGGTTTATCTGCATAAGCAGCGCCGACCGGCGTTGTGACGGTCAGCCCGCTTTGCTCACTTATCCAGTCAGTAATCTGGCGAAGCGTTGGATGCTGGAAAGAACACGGCCACAATTTATCAAAGATGCCGACCAGCTCACGCACGAACAACCGGCATGTTCCATTATCAGCAGGCTGTGACCGTTCGACATACCCGGTAAACCAGCGCAGGACCAGACCATCATAACCAACATCGATCCGCACCATTTTGCCGGTGTAATCTGTCTCTGTCCCCGCCGTAATAAACCCCCGACCGCACGCGTTCATCTCCAGCACGATATTGCAGTCAATCAGATGGACCGGATCAGAGGAAAGGTACAGGCGTTTAATTGGTTTCATCGTTTAATTACCCCAGCGCATCGTTGACCGGCTTTAAGACCTTTTCTTCAAACCAGCTCATTTTGTCGGCTGGTTCATCAGCACCGGCAGCCGGACCCGCGCCCTTTGCCCCTGTTTGCTTGGTGCTGGCCGTCGCGTTGCCTTTTCGGGCCTGTCGTTTTTCCGGAACGCTGCCTTTTTCGCGCAGGGTGAAACTTACCTGCCAGGCAAGGCGATCCTCCTGCGGTACGGCATCAATCTGACCGGTGAACGTGGCTTCGCGAAGGTTGATAGCCGTCGCCGTCGCATTGGCGACGCGGTACTTTTTTAACGCGCCGCTGGCTTCGGTTGCGGATGCCAGCTGGAAAAGCCGCTGTAAGACGGCTTCGTCGTCGAATGTCACCAGACCCGACACGCGCAGCTCTTTGGCCTTGATACCCTGTTCAGCATTGGCCGTGCTCGATGTCTGGCCCGACTGGTCCTTCTCCTGAAACTGCATAGAGGGTGAAACCAGCATGTTCTGCATGGCGATCCCTTCACCATCAAGCGCGAGTAATGCGGTCTGGCTCATGTAGCATCTTCCCTAAGTCAGATAACGAATCCCCGATAAACATCATCGCGGCAGTATGTACTGCCGTTGTTTGCGGGATGCCTTTCAGCAATTCAGCGGCAGCAACGGCATAACTTCCGCTGTAACTGAATGAAAAAATATTCGCGCTGGCGGCTTTCAGTTCGTCCAGTCCCTGGCTCAATGAGGCCAGCAAACCGGCCCGTTCCTGAATAAATCCCGTTACCTGATTTTTTAGATCTGTTGTGGTGGTACTGACTGCGGCGGCCAGCTGTGCGGCGGCAACACGCTGGGCATTCAGCGCCAGCCGGTTGGTTGAGACTGATAACGGCGCACTGGCTGGCAATACATCGGCTTTAACCGGCAACTGCATTTTTACCGTGCTGAGTTCTGCGGCGGCTGCGGCCATACGGCTTACCTGCGTAAATACCGGGGCCGGAAATACGGTGGACAGTTTATTCAGCCCCTGCATAAAAGCATCGTGGGTATTCTCCGCCACCATCATGACGATGACATCACCGCTACCGCCACCGGATAACAGCTTTTTAGCAAGATATCCCATCGCATTGGCCGGACTAAGATAACCGCCTGAATCCGTGTTCTGTCCCAGCCCGTAAACCCAGGGATGCGCTGGCACAATGGAACAGGCCAGCGCCCCCATATCGTCAGCAATCTTTACAACCGATTCACGCCACATCGCCCGGAACCTCCGGCCAGTTAATATCTGGCGTATCAGCAGGATTAATACGATTGAGCAGAACGCGGTATTTTTTCCACGCCAGCAAAAGCGCCGCTTCCGCTTCTGTTGCAATATCAAGTTCTACTGCGTCCTGTAAGGGGGCGATTTTTGATGCAGCCAGCGCCAGCAGGCTTTCTTTTTGCTGGGTCGCCTGCGTAATCTGCGCTGTTTTTTCTGCGTCAGTATCATGTACCCATTTTTTCCCGTTCCATTTCATAAAATGGCCTTCGGGTGCAATGGAAACAACGTCATCCGGTAGTGCGCCTAACTGGTTAATTGTGGTCGCTTCCCCCGTATGGATGCTGTAGACAATTTTCCCGCGATGGTCTTCAACCAGTGACCATTTATTAGAATCAGAATTAAATACTGCAATAAACCCCTCCGGTGCTGACTGCGGGGCAATATCTGTACTGAAAGCAGGCAATCCGGTATTTGCCGGAATATAACCATCACCCTGACCGATAAATTCATTTGTGGATGCTGAAAGGTTATAGATAGTAATAATCCGATCCGAATCAGTCATTTTAAAAGCCATTATGCAAGCCTCACTAAATAGTTAAATGCGGTGTTTTTTACGGTGTTTTCTGCATTACCCGCAGCATTGACCGTAATTGCGTGATTGTGTGCGCCCAAAGTAACGTTATGGCTGTGAGCACCAATTGCTGTCGTATGGGCATGAGCACCAATCGCTGTCGTATGGGAATGATTTCCAACTGATCCTGTTTGTTGGGTGCCCACTACACTGGTATTCGCCCCTGCACCGACTAATCCCGTTTGTGCCGATGTATTGAGCCAATAAACCGAAACACCGTGTGTGTGTGCTCCTGTGCTATTAGTCGTTTTTGTCCCGTAATCAAATGATGTTGTCGCTTTTGTTCCAAGATCCGTATTAGCCGCCGTGGCGCTATGGTTGTGCGATTTAATGCCGTCCTGTTCCTGTGACAGAACAGCCCGACCACTGGCTGACTTGCCCTTTATCGTCTGGCCGCGCATGTCAGGAATAACGCCGGATGGATACGCCATCGCAAGTAATGGATAAGTTGATTTATTAAAAGATTGTCCCTGCATTAAGGCGAACCCTGGCGGGGTTGCATCCGATGGCCACGGAACGGGTGCACCGACAGGAAAAGCATCATCTGGCGTCCACGTCGTCCAGGGTTGCGTAGAATATTTGCTCCGCGAATAGCTTCGTGAACCGCTGTACACGCGATAAACCTGCGTTATCCCAGCACTTCTTAAAACCATCAAGGAACCGGCGTTATTTTCCGGGTAATGCAATGCTGCGCTGGTATTTGCATTTGTGGGCTGAAAATACAGGCCCGGTGACTGGTAATTATCCAGGTCCTGACCCGGACCAATTTCAACACACTGACCTTCAAAAATATCCTGTGACGTAACATTGATGTCACCAGTCAACGCATGCCCGTTCACTTTTCGGGTTGACGGAACGCGACCATTTGCATTCTCGTTCACCGCTTTTAATGCCTTTGGCGTGGCGGCCAGCTTTTCGGAATCGCTGTCTGTTGCACTGCTTAACCGCACAAACCCTTTTTCGCTGGTTGACGCATCGGGATGGTTGCGCGATTTTTCATGTTTACTCAGCGCATCACTGGCCGCCTGGTCGTTAAGCGTGCCTTTCGGGCGCAGGTCTGTGATATTTCCGGCAGCATCAATACTCGCCACCGCAAAGACATAATGCTGCACGCCGCCCAGCACATAATCAGCAAGATCTGCAGCAACGGTGATTTTGCTCTGTACCGCCCATTCGCTCGTTAACGTCCCGGTCCAACTGACATCAAGCCAGACCTTTGTCGGCTTCGCGGCTGCGTTGATGTTCAGGTCTGCGGGCAATTCAGTGCGTAACCCGGCGACGTATCCCGCCCCCTTTGTGACAAAGAACTGATTACCGGACTTTGCGACCAGATAGCCCGAATCAAAAAATGCCGCTGCGCCATACAGATCGATATTTTCGCGGCGCTGGCGTTCATCCATTGCCGCCAGACGGGCAGTAAAATCAATCTGCCATGTTTCTGCCGGAGTGGTAATTTCCGTAGCTTCCCTGGCGCCGCTGTATTCCATCAGCATGGAACGGACCAGAACGTTTCCCTGCTGGCCGTTCGCATTTTTGATTTTACGCTGGGTCGGGGCGTGAATAATCATCGCCAGTGTGCCGGTGGCTTTATTTGCCAGTCCGATCCAGTTGAAATCAAAATCGCCCACATCCGCCCCCAGGGTGACGGAATAAACGACAGAATTTTCATTCACAACGCCGGATTTGCTCACTGCCTGACGATAAACAATTTTATCCGCGGCGCGTATTGTCTCGGTATTATCAATCGGCTTATCAGTATTCAGCCCCGGAATATACGCGAAAATAAATTCATCCAGCGTGACGGGCTGATTATTAATTGCCTGCTGTGCTTTCCATTCTGAAAATACTTTTGTAATAACGGCCTGTGACATATGTCTTTCCTCTACTTCAAACTTGCGCTGTACGTTGCTTCGGACTGGTTATTTACATCGCCCAGGGTGGCAGGCCAGCAAATATATTCCCCCTGATACCAGCCAATATTGATATTCAGCGGCAGGGCGGTGATCACTTCAAACTGGTAACGGCGGCATGTGCGCCCGTATTTGCGGATGATTTCCAGCAGGAGATCGCCATTTTCCGCAATCTGGCTGTTTGTCACCCGAACGACGATCACGTCCCAGTCGAGTCCGTCCTGTCGTTCCAGTAATTCAACGTAACCAATCCCCAGTCGCTCAAAAATGGCAATAAAGCCCGCCACCTCTCCGGCCTGCTGCGCATTGATAAATGCGTAATTCACCCGTTTGCGGAAGATGTCGAGCGGCTCCCCCTTAAACCGATCGATGTCGCGTTCCCAGGCAATCAGGTTTAACAGCGGTTCGGGGCAGACCAGCGGGTCAAACTGCTTTAACGGCCAGGTGATCCACCCGTACACCTGCGACCAGAAATTCACGCAGGCCCGCAGCAGCCTTGCGGGGTCGCCTTTGTTCAGCCACGACGGCAATTTCAGACCGGCAAGCAACTTCGAAAACTCAGTCATTTTCAATCTCCACCGTTAACCCTGACAGGCGCGGGACCGACAGTTCGCTGACAATATCCGTCAGTGAAAAATGCAGTGAGTCGACAACCGGAAAAGCCTTGTGGATCTCGCGGCCCAGATTCGAAAAGGAATAGCGCGAATAGGGCTGCGTCTTTTTAACGTCGTAATTGGCGTTCTCGCGAAACGTGCAACGAATCAGGTCGGTAATACCGGTTTTTAACGCGCTCAGGTCTTCCGCTTCCATGTTTTCCACGCTTTTGACGTATACCGTAACCGCAAGGGTGTGGCTGGTTTCCGGCATGGCATAACACTGCAGATCATCACCGTGTCCGTGGTGGCCCTGGGTATTCACATAATCGTTAACCGCATCAATAAAGGGCTGTGATATTTCGCCGCTGTCCAGCAACAGGTAAGCATTTGCCGTACCTGGCCCACGCGGGGCATCGTGCAAAAAGTAAATGCGATCAACGCTCAGGCCCAGCACACTGGCAATCATGCTGCGGTAGATAGCGTCAGAGTGGTAATTCCCCACCAGATTAAACTGGTTGCGGGTGCGGTCGCGTAGCTCGTCGTCGCTTTCCTCGTTAGCCCCTGGCGTAATCAGCCATTCGTCCTCATTGACCGCGCTGGCGATCCCGGCCACCGCAACAGGTAAGATCCGGTAATAGCCAGGCGCAAGGTTATAGCCGCTACCGCTGCCGGTCGCCGTGACGGGAACCAGCCCGCTTTCAACCCCGGCAGGCAGCGTTACGTCGTCATTCACGGCCAGCACGTAAACCACGCCGTTAATACGCTCGGTTTGCACCAGTGTTCCGGCAGGCACGACGACCACATCCGCCGCGTTCAGCTTGTAGAACCGCAGCACGCCAGCGGCAGCGCTGGCCGGTTTAGGCACAATATGGACCGCCCAGGCCAGCAGGCGCAGCATTGGACCGGTGGCCGTCGCAACAAACATATTGCGCAGGACCACATCGATCAGCGCCGCACGCAGCCATAACACTGGCGTGGTGACAATCTTCGAAATCAGCCGCCAGAAAGGTGACATTCTCGACGTGTTTGTGACAAACCCTTCCGCCTGCACGGTAGCTTTAAACGCTGCCGTAATTTCGGCCTCTGTCGCGGGCATCCCGCTGTCATTCAGTACCTTTTCAAAATCAACGTCGGGTTTCTCAGTCATAGTTAACCTCTGTACTGACAGGGCCGAAATCGTAGGTTTCCGCCGTGACATACAACCGCGAAAGGGTTTCTTCGGTGATCACTATGGTTCCAGGGACCAGACGTTCGTCGCTTTCCACCAGTAAGGACAGTTGCGTCAGCACGTCACCGCGCATTGTCGGGCTGCGTTCACCGATCAGGCGGGTGGTGATACCGCTTTCCAGAATGCTGTGAATAATGTCCTGGGTGATGCTGTCGCGGTTATCGCAACGGCGCGGCTCGTTACCGCTGTCCAGCGTGAAATCACCGTCAGTGATCAAAAGGTCGATGTATAACGGTTCGGTACTCATCCTGCGTTAAGCTCCTGCCATTCAGCCAACTGGGCCGGGGTGATTCCATTGGGGGCGTTGATGTAGGTATCGCCCCACGATTTACGGTTATCAACGGCGGTTTTGCTGTCGGTTTTAACCTGACTCATCAGGCCGCCGCGTGGGATGTCTGCATTAATTCGGTTCCCCGTCAGCACTGACGGGCTGTTCAGCTTCGACGAACCTGCAGCACTGTCAGGAATGACCGCGTTTGCCGGAACGGCAGCCGCTACCGGTGGCGAAACGGTTTTCAGGTCGATGTTGACGCCGGGGATCTTGTTTAGCTTCTCAACAATCCAGTTATAGGTAGATGCAAAGGTATTTTTGAGGACGTCAAAAAGTTTGCTGAATACCCCGCCGATGGTCTGCGCGAACCCTTCAAAGGTGGCAAGCGGGGAAAGACCGGCAAAGAAATCAACCACCACGGCCCAGCCGTCAGTGATGGACTGCCAGACCTGCGCAAACACCTGGCCCACCTGTTCCGCGACTGACATCACCCAGGCAAAAGCCGCCGTATTCATGACTGCTGCCGCCAGTTCTTCCCAGTGGGTGACGACGTACCAGACCCCCACGGCCAGAAGCGCCAGCCCGGCAATAATCAGGGTGATCGGACTCATCAGGAATTGCATTGCCGCTCCGGCAAACATGGTCGCCGCACCGTAAACCCGCATGGCAATGGCCCCGGCCTTTAACGCGATATTCCATGCAGCAAGCGCGATGCGGCAGACACCCGTCCACAGCGCCAGCAATTTTGACTGGATCCACAATGCAGCCAGGCCAATGCGCGTTGTCAGCAGGGACGGACGCAACAGGTTGAGCGTCCATAACAGGAGTTTCCATGCGCCACCCAACACTTTAGCGATTGCGGCCAGCCCCATCATGGTGAAGCCAAAGACCCCCATCACGATATTGACCGCCGCCCCGGCCAGCCCGAAGGACAGCACGCCCAGGGTGATGTCACCCAGCCAGCGGGCAATATTCGGGAACATATCCAGCCAGCGGGCAAATTTTGTCCCCACGTTGGCAATACGGTTCATCTGCGGTGACAGGATAGGGATCAGCGTGTTACCAATCGCCACGCGAATGGCAAAGAATGTCGCTTTGATACGCTCCCACGGCTCGGCCATTCGTTCGGCCATTTCCTGGGCGCGTTTCATCCCGTCATTTCGGCCCAACTCGGTGATGCTGCGATTTAATTTATCCTGCTGGCCGTACAGCTTTTTGATAACGTCAGCACCGCCACCGAACGCGGCGTCCAGCGCCTGTTGTGCCTTGACGTTCCCTTCAATGCTCTGCCCGTATTTGCTCTGGAGTTTTTGCAGAATGTCACCCATCGGCAGCATTTTGCCGGTGGCATCGACAAAGCTCATCCCCAGCTTTTCAGCGGCAGCCGGGGCGCTGCGTAAAAACTGCTCGTAGATCCCGCTGGCCTCAGTACCCAGCGTGCGCGAAAGCGTACCCAGTACGGCGAACTGTTCATCCAGGCTGACGCCAAAGTCAGCACCAGCGCTTTTCGTCCCCTCGATAAGCTCCTGCATGGTCTGCATTTTCACGCCGAAGTTTTGCACCATGTACGCCGTTTTTCCTGCCAGCTCTTCGGCAAAACGCACATGGCCCAGACTGGACAACTCCGCGTTGAAACGTGACGCCATCGCGCCGATGTATTCGCCCGCCTCTTCGCCGCTGGCCTTTACGCCTGCCGCCAGGGTATTGGCCGCGATGGTGACGCGGGGCAGGTCCATATCGGACAGGCCCGCCATTGCACCTTTCATCGCGTAGCTTGACCGGACCACATCAACGGCCCCTTTGCCGTAGCGCATACTGAATCGCATAGCTTCGCCGGACAGACGCTTCAGCGCGTCCTCTGCCACGCCTTTGGAACCCACTTCTGCAAGTGCGGCGTTCATCTCATATGCCGGACCCACCACGCCCGCGATGGACTGCGCCACGCCCCAGACAGCCGCCGCACCGATCCCGATTTTTGTAAAAGACGCCTGCGATTTTTCAGCAAAGCCGGACAACGAAGACTGGGCCGTCTTTAATGGCCGCGTCAGCTTATCGATCAGGCTCAGGGTAAAATCCAGGTGGCTCATATCAGTTTCCGTTAAATGCGATGGCTATCCCTTCCGCCGTCTTGCTGGCGCGGGTCTGGGCGAAATATTCGTCCAGCCACAGGGCGCGGGCGATGCTTTCTTCGTCGTCGGCTTCGTGCGGGAGGTAGTAGCGGCGCAGGGCAAGATATTGCTCAAGCGCATTCCTGCGAATGGCCGCCACCCGCGCCGTCAGTTTTTTACTTCGATCTCAAGTTTGGGGGAGTAAATCTCGTTAACCTTCTCGACGATCTGCATTTCGCAACCCGGATAATCTTCCATCAGCTTGTTGAGCGACTCTTTACACTCGGCATCAACAATGCGGCCCAGATACGTCACCATAGGGGCAACCTTATTGGTCATGGTCATTTCGTTAAGCAGGTTGTTAAACGCGGTTTTATTCGGCTCAAAGCTCAGATTTACGCCCGCCACGGTCATGGCGATTTTTTTCGGTTTACTCATTGTGCTAATTCCTTACGTTGTCGAATGATGCCCACCAGGGCGTTATGTCGGGCGGCGCAGTCGGTATACATCAGCCGGTAGGCTTTCAGCGCCGCGTCAAAGTCATTTCCGGTCGGTCCGGCCAGACGTGGCAGCGTGACCGGGCAAAGTGTCAGTTGGTTTTCCTGATAATTCTCGTTCGGCTTGATCTGCACTTTCGTTGAACAACCGGACGTAATCATCAGAAGCGCAAACGTTGCTAAAAACCGGCTTAATGGTTTCCGTGCGGATAACCCGTTCCGTGTGAATTTCATTGGCCCTCAGCTCCGCGAGTTTTGCTTCCAGCGCTTCACCAGACTGCTGCGTCACCTCAACAACAATCTGGCGCGTTTGTTCTGCCGCTTCACTGGCAGCGAGTTTCAGCTTTGCGTCGTGCCAGTCATGCGCCTGCCAGCCCGCTGACATTGCAGCGGCCAGAATCAGCAAAAGACCCAGCAAATTGCGCATCAGCGAACCCCGTTATGCTCAAGACTGAAATGGTTGCCGTCCGGCTTACTGAAACGACCACCCCACGATCCGCCGATGGATTCCCAGTATTCGCCCAGGGGGCGATATGCGGCGCTGTCGGTCTGGTATTCACCATTAACAAACAGATTAAAATCCACTGCCAGGCGCTGGGTATGCAGGCTGTTAGCAATGCCGCTCCCTTTTTTTGCGTTAAGCGCGGCCTGTTCCGGCGTGCGGTACGCTTCGCCAAACGTCAGGCGATAACCCTTTTCTTCGGCAAAATGAATCAGGCTGGCGATCATCACCGTGAAAAGTTGCTGTTTTTCACTCAGTTTCATTGCGCTTGCTCCCCCATCGCTTGATATACATGTCCAGGCAGCGCTTTAACCCCGCCTCAATAAACGCACTTCCCAGAATGCCCAGGGCGCAGGCCAGCCCAATGACGACCAGTTCCGGCATATCAGGGAATTTCAGCAGCGGGATTGCGGCCAGTGGTGCGACCGCAGATCCCAGAATCATCCGCCCGACCAGCAGACGGGTTGTGATTCGCTCATTGCTGACCATCAGTTGCCCCAGACCGATCACGGCCCCGATAAGCAACAGCTTTTCAAGCAGTGACGTTTCTCCGTTCATCATCGTGTCAGCCTTTCAGATCGCGAGTGTCACGGGCTGACAGGTACGGCACGCCGTCAATCGCGACAAAGTCCGGGCTTGTCACCATGAATTTAATTTTCTTCGTGGTTTTGCTGGCCTAGTTGGGGTTGATGTTGACGATGTCAGACAGCGTCGGAACGCAGCCAAACACCTCGATTTTTTCTTCGTCGTCCCCGGTGTTGGCATAGAACAAAAAGTCCTTTGCCGGAATAGCTCGCCAGGATCCTGCCGAACGGGCCACGGCGGTAAACTTTTTAAAGTTCTGGGAATCGACTTCGACTTCCACATCCGCCGAAACTGACCCTTTCGTGTGGCCGTTCGGGATGCCACGCGACTGCGCAACCGCGCTGTTGTCCGTAATGGTGACGGTGGCGTTTTCGACGTGAATCATGATGCTGTCGTAGTTCACATCGAACGATCCGCCGCTGATACGTTCAGTCATTGATTAGCTCTCCAGTGAGGTGTCCAGTTCGATGCTGACGCTGATTTCTTTCGCGCTCTCATACGGTCGAACCACAAGGTAAATCTGTACCGCTTCGCTACTGGTCCAGGTGATGGTGATGTCACCGTCCTTTGGTGGCTTCACTTCGCCCGGAAATTCGACGCCATTGATCTGGGTTGAAATCGCCATTTCACGCAGCGGCTTGCCGAAATAGGTTTCATGCGCGGCGATGCTGCCCGGAGTGCTGTTCAGTGAACGATCGGCAATTTTGGGGATTGCACGCAGACGGACGCGGCGGGAGGCTTTATCAACCACGCGAACGTTTTCAATCACCTGATAATCACCGCCTTCAACGTCCAGGGTGCGACCGTCAGCCCAGTAGATGCCGTCATAGTCGTGATACCACATCGGCACGCTGTAGCGGTTCGCCTGCAAGGACTGCAACACGGCCAGATCGATTTCTGCCCCCGTCCCGTCGACCGGCAGGCCGTCGCGGCCCAGCGCGGTGACTGCGCCGGTTGCGACGCGGGCGGGGCTGTCTGCCACCGTCACCGAACGGTTACACAAGCGACCGACCAGGACGCCGGGTTCGTTACCCCACAGACGCGGGACCAGTTGTACCCCAGGCGATGCAATACCGTCCTGGAGTGTTGCCAGGCGCGTCACATAGTCGCTCCACGTTTCGTCCTTTTCCGGCCCGCCCACAGCAAGGGCAAACCAGATAAAACGCCCGAAACTGGCCTGTAAGGTGACGCGCATTTCCGTTGCACGGTTGATGGTGGCCTTGTCGGTGGTATCAAAAGCCAGAAGGATCCCTTCCACGGATGCCACGCTCTGGGCCTGTTTGACCGCGTTCATCCAGTCCTCGTCTGGTTTATAGCCCTCGGCTTCCGTGTCCGGTTGCCCCAGTACGTGCACATAAGCAAACCAGTTCTGACCGGCGTTATTGGCCGCAGCGGCCACAATGCTTTTTAACAGGCTGTCTTTGTCGCCCAGGGCTTTACCCAGATCGCTGTCGGTATTCAGCGACTGGGTTTTCCCGATGTTAGTGTCGCCGTAACCCACAAAGAGGATGACGCGCTCGACGTCGTTCGTTGTGCCGTTGTAGCGGTTTTTCTGACTGACGTTGACTGTAGGCCAGGTCATTTTTTACCCCCTGATTTGCTGCGCGGTGACGTCCCAGCCGAAGCCGATTGCCTGCATTTGCCGCGCAATAATTTGGTTAAATTCGTCGTTGCTCACCCCCAGAAAAACGCGCCCAGGGATATCAATGGTCCATGTGCGTTTTGAGGGTGTGTCTTTCAGTTTTCTAATCAGTAATCCCGCCTGGGCCATGCTCATGGTTTCCATGATTTGCTTGCTGGACGGCTTAACCCAGCGCTTGCCCTTGCGGGTTTTGTAACCCAGCGCCCGCAGACGCTTGGCCTGTCGCGGTAGCGCGGGCTTGTCAGCCTGCGGCTTACGCGGGGCGTTACTGGCGTTCATCTGGATCCGCGCGCCGTCCTGCTGGACCGCGCCGACCAGACCCGCCGCGATGGGCTTCGTCCCGTTCCGGTAGTTCCCGCCCTTGAGGTAAATTCTTACCCCCTGAATCTCCGGCATTTCGCGCACGGCCAACAGCCCGGGCAGCCCCTTTAACATCTTCCCTTTGCCACGCTTGCGCGGCTCCCACGACGTACCGTCCGGGGCCGCCTGCTGGCGCTGGTGACGTTTTGCCGCTGCGACAATGCCCAGCTTTGCAATACGCCATAAAAGGCGCTGGCGCTTACGCGGGGGAAGGTCAGCTTTTGCCAGCGTTTCCCGCATCTGCTTTAGCTGTTGCTGGTTCAGCTCCCCACGGATCACGACGCGTCACCACGCTGAACAATAAATTCCAGTTGCGACGCCTCCCAGATTTCGGGGTCCACGATTTCCCAGCGCTTGCCTTTGTAGGGGATCGGGCCGTTTTCCGCTTCACGCAGGACCAGCGGATCAACCAGCGGGACAACCACATCCAGAATGCATGACCCTTCGTCGTCGAACTCCGGGTCCACTTTTGGATCGTCCAGCCTCAGCTCTTCGCGCAGCTCGTTGGCGAACTCATCCACCCAGGCCAGCACCAGGGCATAAATCAGCGCGGGCGAATACTTGCGAAACGGGAAGTTATCCCACGACAAACGACCGGTGTAAGTCAGCACCCCGATCCGGCGCTGGTTGTTCCCCATCGCTTTGGCGTTGCGTGTCAGCTCGCAATCTTCCATCACACTGGAAAACATCTGCATGGCATCAGGCGGCAGATTTGCCGTAATAAACGCCGTCAGGCTTTCAAGCTGGCTCATATCAGATGCACCCCAACGCGTGGTTGTCGCAGCATGTTTCGCATCACATTGGCCGCCTCGGCCAGCAGGCTGGCGCGGGTGTCCTGGCTTTCCTGCCCCGGATGCGATTCACGCCGCCCGATGGTGGCGAATTCCCCCAGTAAATCGGCCTTTGCGCGGGCGTAGACCGCTTTTTTGTACTGGGCTGTTAACTGGGTTTCGTCGCCCATCTTTGCACCCGGTACATCTGTAGCCCGCTCGCAGGCTTTCGCGTTCCAGTACGTCACCACGTCGGCCAGCGCGTCGTTTACCTCCGCAATAGCAGCCAGCAGGGCCACGCCTGCGGTTTCTGGCGGCAGATCAGCGGGCAGCGTGCGCACCTTCTGAAACTCGGCCAGATCGAGATCGGGCCAGAACGTCACGCCGTTGGTGATCGCTGTTGGCGTCACCGTCACTGGCTTGCCGCTGATACTGAAACTTGGGCCACTCATTGGCGTACCTCGGTTTTGCAATAGAAACGGGCTAACGGGTTCCACGGCCAACAACCGTATGGTTGATGCCTCCCCCGCGCCCGTCCCGGCTTGCGGGAGTCGTTAAAGCTGGGTCAGGCCGTTAATCCGGGCGCGGATTTTTTCGCGCATGGTCTTAACCCCGGCGTTTTTGTTGTACGCCGCCGCCTGGGCCAGCAGGGCGTCGGCCTGCTCCAGCGTGTTCACATCATCCACGGCAGTGGCACGCGGCTGCCCCTTCTCGTCGCGCAGCAGGTAAAGACCGGCGAACTTGAACCACTTCGCGTTAATGTCTTCGTGCAAACGCCACTTTTCGCGGATGTTTTCAAACGTGCGGCTGAAATAAGGTTCGATACTGTGACCGGCTTCCGCCTGCATGATCGCCCACTCCAGCACCGTGTCGGCCACAAAGGCAGGCAGGTTGCTTTTAAAGTTTTCCGGCGTGGCCTGGCTCTCACTGATAGCCACGTCCGCCCAGTCCAGCGCCTTGCCCATTTCCCCCGTATCGAACAACCAGATCACGCAGTAAACCAGGGCCGGATTGGCAAAGCGGGTATCACCGGCAAGATATGCCTCGACGGTCGGCATCCAGCGCGGCAAAAGAACGTCGCGCTTCATGTCCATGCGTTCTACACGCGTCAGACTGCGAAGCCGTTCAACATCCCTTTCCAGCTCCAGCATTTGAATGTGAAAGCTGACCGGCGATGCCGTCAGGGCTTCGCACTTATCCAGCACCTTTGCGGCTTTCACGCGTGCTCGGTGTCGCTGACACGGGGTCATGGCCATTTTTACGCGCCCCCTCCCGGTGCAACTTCGCCGGTCGCAAGGGTGATTTTGTCGAATGCCGCATACAGCTCGTCATGCTCGACGCCGTAACCTTCCATGCGCAGATAGTTATTCTCGAAGCGCTTGCGGTCGTCGTTCCATTCCGCTTTACGCTTACGTGTGCCCTGCTGGGTATAGATATGCAGGTTGTCCAGCGTGGTGACGATAAGGCGACCCTCCGGCATAAACGGCGGGGTGTACACGGTACGGCCAGCAATCTGGCGGCCAATAAGCTGCGCGGCGACTTTCTCAGTCGGGCGATCAATCTTATTCATCATGGTGGTGGCGTCGTTGCCGATAAGGTCAGCGGAAGCCAGCACAACCAGGCGCGGGTCATTGCGGAATGGCTCATAAATGCAGGTGTGCACCAGGTCAGTGACTGCCGCATCCAGACCAATAAAGTCAGCACCCGACGCGCCGATAGTGACGGCATCAGAAATAATCTGCTCAGATGAACGGTCTTTAACGATTTTGTGCCAGCCGATGTTGACGTCTTCGCCATTCGGGTTGGCTTCCGGGTCTGTATCTTCTGCAACACTCGTACCGTTGAACGCCACGCGCAGCATATCCAGCGCGAAAGATTCGTTGCTGAATGCCTGAATACGCTGGAAGAACTCCTCTTCGCTGCCCGCGTTCGCCCAGACAACCAGCAGGGAGTAAGGCAGATACGAACCGGAATCCGTTTCTACCAGCTTGTACTCGTTACCGGACACGCCCAGGGCGCGGGAGAAACGACCATCTTTTTTACGCCCGGTGTAAATACCCGGTTTACCGGTGCTGACCACCTGACCGGTGATCTGGTCCACATCCAGCACATTGGGCAGCAGGCGCAGGAACTCAGAACTTTGCAGCAGGGCATTGCGCAGCTGGGTTTCTTTCGGATTGGTCAGCGAAAAGTAGCGCGACGTGTCCACCTGGCCGTTAGCTTTCGCCAGGCCTGCGGCAAACTTACGCAGCATCTGCTCTGCTTTTGGGGTTAATTGCATAATCTTTTATTCCTGAAAAGAATGGCTGTTAAACAAACTCAAACGGTTCTTTGCTGCCGCCAGGGGCACTGTCGGGGCGGCGCGTATTGCCGTTTTCCATCGCTGACAACTTGGTCATGACGGTAGTCAACTGCGTGGTAAGGTTGTCCATCTGGTTTCCAGCTTCCTGGCGACGGGCGGAAAAGTCGCGGCGACGGCTGGCGCGTGGGCGCTTCGCTGGCGTCACATTGAATGACTTCATGACTTTTGCCAGGTTGGCTTTGGCGGCGCTGAATTCTTCCGCTTTGACTTCGTCTTCCGGGTTTTCGATAACGTCCTGCGCCAGCTCGGCCACCTCGTCGGCAGCATCAGCGATCTGGGCAGCAACATCTGCCACCACATCGGCGGCCTGTTCTGGCGTATCGACCGTGTCAGCGTCACCCGCTGCGGCGTCTTTACCGCTGTTAAGCAGATCCAGCATTTGCTGAATGAGCGCTTTTAATTCTTCCATTTTTTCTCCGTCGCCCTCGGTGGGCTTATCAGTGTTTGGCTCTGGCATTGGCGTAAAATCTTTACTGGTCGAAAATAAACGCGACCAGAAAGAACCTTTTTTATCCGGGTTACTTGTCTGCAATGCTCCTAAGCTGAATGTTTCCAGACTTCCGCGCTCGGCGTCTTTTTCTTCACCGGCTAAAACAAATTTAATTTTTTCCGTTCCCAGACTTGCCGGAATATCTGTCACGGCCAGCCCGAAAAGATATTCACGACCGCTTCCTGCAAAATCAGTGACAAACTCGGCTGACGTAAATAACTTTTGCCCCATACGGTTGGCATCAATTAAAAATTGATTCGGGATTAACTGGGCATATAACTTCGTGACGTCACCTTCCGTTTCCACTTTCAGCGCGTCCACTTCCCCCAGGTTGCAGGTAAATTCACGCTCACTGATATCGTATTGCGGGTGGTGCGGCCAAATCATGGCGGTGTAGGTTTTGCGGGAATAGGTTTCTGCCGCATCAATCAACCATTGCGGTTCAATGGTGCGACCGTCCACAGCCTGTCCAGATGTGGCAATACATAGCCAATCCGTGCGGTAATGAGATTGCGGCATAACTGACCTTTAATAATGAGTTTAAATAACAATGATTCGTTTGTGGTGGTCAGTATTGCGAATTGATTAAAACAGCGCGACCGCTTTATTTCTTATGTGTTCGGTTATAAATACATAGCCACTTTTTACCGATATTTAATTATCAATTCTGCAAAATAATCCCGCCATAATAGCCGCATGGCTAAATATTCCACCGCGTACAATTTACCACTGGGCTGACGTCGGGAAGTGGGCATCACTGCTGCCTGTTGAATCGGTGGAAAATGTCATCGCCCGCCGTATCGACCAGCTCTCCCGCCGCGAGAAAAAAACAGCGCTGGAACTGGAAGAACTGCGCGATCTGATTGCCCACCATGTGAAACTCATGGCGCAGCGCAACAAGCACGCCGAAAAGCTGGCAGAAATTCAGGCTCAGAAAGCGGCTTATGATGGTGAAGGGTACTGCCTCAGCAGCGCAGGCGGGGAACCAAGGGAAAGAAAGCGCCGGTATAAGAAAAACGACGTTTCCGGTATTACAACGGAAATGCTCGACACATGGGCGCGGGAACATCTCTTCGAGTACCAGTTGCACTGCCGCGAACATAAAGGCGAAGACTGGCGCTTCATTCTGAAAAGCCGCCAGGTCGGCATGACCTATTATTTCGCCTGGGAGGCATTCGAAGATGCTGTCATTACCGGTGATAACCAGGTCTTTTTCTCTGCAAGCCGCTCCCAGTCTGAAATCTTCCGTGAATACATCGTCCAGATCGCCCAGAACCATTTCGGTGTGACGCTGACGGGTAAAAATATCCGCCTCAGCAACGGCGCAATACTGCGCTTTTTGTCCACGAACGCGAGCACCGCGCAGGGCTTTAACGGCCACCTGTATGGCGATGAGGTTTTCTGGATCCCGAAATTCACGCGCCTGCACGAAGTTGCCAGTGCGATGGCAACGCATAACAAATACCGGACGACCTACTTTTCGACACCCAGCGCGAAAACGCACCAGGCTTACCCGGTATGGACTGGCGAAGCCTGGCGCGGAGACGACCCGAAACGCAAAGGTGTGGCGTTCCCGACAGAAAGCGAAATGCGCCAGGGCATTCTCTGCCCTGACCAGATCTGGCGCTACATCATCACGATGGAAGACGCTATCGAAGGTGGCCTCGGTGCGCTTGTCGATATTGAACGGCTGCGCAACAAATACAGCCCGACCGCGTTCGCCATGCTCTACATGTGCCGGTTTGTTGACAGTAAGGACGCGGTGTTTAAGTTCTCCGCGCTTGTTGGCTGCGAAGTGGACCGGGCCACATGGGGCGACTTTGATCTGACCGCTGCGCGGCCCTTCGGCAATCGCGAAGTATGGGCAGGCTTTGACCCGTCACGATCCGGTGACAACTCCACCTTTGTTTTAATCGCGCCCCCCATAGAGGACGGCGAGCGCTTCCGCGTGCTGGCTGTCTGGCAATGGCAGGGCTTTAACTTCAGCTGGCAGGCTGACCAGATAAAGCAACTTATGCGCCGCTTTAACATCACTTACATCGGGATCGATACAACCGGCATAGGTAAGGGCGTTTATGACCTGGTCAGCAAGTTTGCACCGCGCGAAGCCACACCCATTCTTTACAGCGTCGAAAGCAAAAACCGTCTGGTAATGAAGATGATCGACGTTGTCGAGCGTAAGCGCATCGAATGGGCAAAAGACGCCGTAGACGAAACGAACAAAGAACGCGTCGAAATTCCGGCCAGCTTTATGGCTATCCGGCGCACGACAACCAACAGCGGCAACGCGCTGACGTTTGTTGCCGAACGTTCAGACGCGACCGGCCATGCAGATGTTTTCTTCGCTATCTCGCACGCCGTAATTAACGAACCTATCGATCACGAATATGACCGCCCATCCGGCTGGTACTTTGGGAAAGCAGCATGACAAAGAAACAGCGTAATAATAAAAAATTCAGGTCCATGACCGGCATCAATGTTGAAACCTTCACGCCAGGGCGCGGAAGCGTGATCACATTTGGCGAACCCGAACCCATCCTGACGACCGGCACTGATTATCACAATATCTGGTATGACAATGAATATGACCACTGGCGACTCCCGATTGATCGTCTGGCACTGGCCCAGTTGCCGAACCTTAACGGCCAGCACGGCGGGGTACTGTATGCGCGGCGCAATATGGTGGCCGGTGGCTACATCTGCGGCGGCCTGACGCCTGACCAGGTCGAACAGGCTGTCTTTGATTACCTGCTGTTTGGTGACGTCGCTATCCTGAAAATTCGTAACGTATTCGGGGAAGTGATCGACCTGCTGCCGCTGCCGTCACTGTATCTGCGTTGCCGGAAAGACGGCTCGTTTGCTGTTCTGCAGGAAGGGCCAGCGCTTATCTATGACCCGGAAGACATCGTCTTCTTTAAAATGTACGACCCGCGCCAGCAGGTGTATGGCCTGCCTGACTATATCGGCGGCATCCATTCGGTGTTACTCAACAGTGAGGCAACCATCTTCCGACGCCGTTACTACAATAACGGGGCGCACATGGGCTTTATTCTCTATACCAGCGATCCCAATCTCACGCTGGAAATGGAAAACGAAATCAAAGAGAAGATCGCCCAGTCCAAAGGGCTGGGTAACTTCCGAAATATGTTTATCAACATCCCGAAGGGCGACCCGGAAGGGGTTAAAATCCTGCCTGTGGGCGAAGTCAGCGCAAAGGACGAATTTGCCAACATCAAAGGGATCACCGCACAGGATATCTTTACCGCTCACCGTTTCCCCGCAGGTCTGGCGGGTATTATCCCGACCAACGGCGCGGTAATGGGCAACCCTGAAACCGCCCGCACAACCTATCGCAAGGATGAAGTTATCCCGTTGCAGCGCAAGCTAATGAACGGCGTCAACAATGACCCGGAGATCCCCCCACATTTACACCTGCATTTTGATGTAGATTTCCCGGCAATTACCGCCGAAAAGGGCGAAAAATGAGCGTAATTAAGTTAAAATCATCCCCATTGTTAGCAATGGCGTGCGGGATGGTGAACATGCGAGTTTTTAAAATTAAATGTCCTGAATGCGGCTCACCGGCCACCATTCGTAAATCTGACTGGAAAGATAAAAAACTGGCGTCTTTATACTGTGGCTGCACGGAGGTGGAATGTGGTCATACATTTGTTTATAGCGTTGAGTTTTCACATACCCTCAGCCCCAGCGGGCTGACCGGCAACAAGCTGGTTAAATTCCTGATTGACCGGCTTAAACCTGAAGAAAAACAAATGGCTTTAGATTTATTAAATCAACATGTGTTTTAATAAAATGCCGCCCATTTTAGGGAGGCATTTATCTATTCAATTTAATTACACATCTGTTTCTTTTTTTATAATTTCTTTAGCAACAACTGTCGGACCTGTTTTTTTACTTATTAACTCTTTTACGAAATTAACATTTTCTATAGAAGAACTAAGGAATTTATCAAATGCTTTTGAATTTAGCATCTCCATCCAAGGGGTAGAATGATCTGGATCCTGTACGAATCTTAATGGCGCTTCTTCAAGCCGCGAAAGAGCAGAGTCGAATAAACGAACTTTAAATGATTCATCAACCAGTTCTGATGCTTCTTTTCTGTATCCTTCATAAGCTTTAGCCACAGAGGATTTAAAGGCATAATCTTCTGCCAACTTAAACCGCTGGTTTATTTGTTTAGTCGATAACCAAGAGAACCATAATGGAGCTCCAATACTTAAAACTGATAATAATATTTGCGTAACCACAACCACAGCACTTGGGTCTGGTCGATTAAGAACTTCTGATAATGCCTGAAGCCTTTCATATCCCACAAAACCACCCGCAGCTAAAGCACATGTAAGACCGGCAACCCAAAAACGGATGCTCCAGTTTAATTTACTTGCTTTAATTTCAAAAGCGCCTGCCAAACCTTTAGAGGTAGATGCTCTAAATGCTTCTTCACATTTTTCTAAGTAATTTTCAGCAAGTGATTGTCTTGACTCTAATGATTTTAATGTTTCAATACTATCATTATTCAATGCATCCATATTAAATTTAATCTTTAGAACAGATTCCCTTACTTCATTGATATCCTTATTTGCTTTTTTTAAATCTTCAAGATCTATAGGGAGATTTTCAGCAGCAGTATGCGCATTTAGTATGGTCTGAATTTTCGCCTCTAGATTCTCTATCTCTGGCGATACCTGATCAACACGTGCGTTTATGCTTTTTAACTTCCTAGAGATATTTTTAGGTAAAAGATTTGAGTCTTGTAATCTCTCAAATGTAAACATTGAATCGAGAAAATGAGAAACATAATTCATTGTAAATAAAAATGCTGGAATGGCTTGAATTCCATTTCCATTGAACAGGTGGGGGATTAATGAATTCTTTGAGGTTATTAATTTTGCTATAATATGGTCAATTTCAGAACATTCATCATCACTAACATCTACAATAGCATTAGTGTTTATTTTCTGAATTAAAAATTTTATAGTATCGCGAAAATCTAAAGGATACATAGCAGGATAACCGATCCCAAAATGTTCGGTTAAAATAACGGAGGTTATTGTTTTAGATTGTTCAAGTAGCGACTGCTCTAAATCTGTTAACGTTGTAACAAGCTCCTGCAATTTTGTATGCATAAAAACCCCTGTAACTCAATTGGTTATGTTCACATAGCATGTCATAGAAATTTGTGAAGACATTCTAACTAATTTATAGGACTTTCTCTATAATATTCTAAATGTACTGTGGCAAGCATTGTTTTGATTTTCCACCCACTAAATTCTATTGATTATGAATATAGTTTTGAATTGTTATTATTTACAATGTTAATAAATAGGATCGCGTGGTCAACCAAGCTATGATCTTCTGATCTAGACTAAAAATTAACCGATAGTAAAGTTTAATGACTCATCTGCTGCCACAACCTTGATGTTCTCCCGTGATGATTCTATTTTGAGCAATGTTAAAAATCTAAGATGCATTACATGCTATGTTATCAGGTATTTTGTGGCATTTAACGTGTGTTATTTTTAATCTAAAAGGACATAATTATGCGAATGAGCGCCCTAGAAAAGCCATTTTCTGATGGATTCAGTCGTTCTGACGATATCTTTAACCGTAAAAGACTTCATGAAAACATTATGAGGGTTGCAATAAATGCCCCTGATAAAAGCCTAGTTTTAGCATTAGATGATAAATGGGGTAATGGCAAAACATCTTTCGTAAAAATGATGGAGTCGGAAATAACGAAAAATCACACCCAGCAATTTAAAGTTATTTATTTTGATGCTTTCAAAAATGACTATCAGTCAGATCCGTTTGTTGCCCTTACTTCAAGTATCTATTCTCTTATAGCTGACGATGTAAAGTTAAAATCTTTTTGTGATGAACTTGTGCTAATTGGAAAAAAAATAGGTGCTGCTTTAGCGATCAATGGCGCGAAACTTGCTTTCGGAGCATTAACTGGCGGATTAGCCTCAGGTACTAAATTAGAAGAGGTTGGGCGTATTTTTACTGAGACACTCTCATCTCAAGTTGAGAGCTATATAGCTAAAAAAATACAGAGTAGTGAAAATGAGTCAAAATTAATAGAGGAATTTGGTGAGGTTCTTACTAAAATTCATAAGAAAAGTGGAAAAAAAATTATATTTATAATTGATGAATTGGATCGCGCGCGTCCTGATTTCTCTCTCGATTTATTGGAGAAAATAAAACACATATTTTCAGTCCAAGGGATCATATTTCTCCTCGTAATGAATCGAGAGCAGTTTGAAAAAAACATAGAGCATCGCTATGGAAATATCAATTCCAGACTTTATCTTAATAAATTCATTCACTACTGGTTTACTTTACCTAAAGTATTGCTCTTATCTGAAAGTGGCTCAACTAGCTTAAATCATACAACAATCATTCGCTACCTTAATGAAATAGACAAAGAAAATAAAATTTTCAGTAAAAACAAATCAATATTAAAACCTTTGGCTTATCTACTCGAAAAACATGGGGTGTCATTGCGTGAAGCAGAACGCTGTTATTCTATCCTCTCTGTAATTGAAGGTTCAAACAAAGAAGACAGTGACTTCACTGATGTTGAACAAGTTGCAATTGGGTTTGTAGCTTTCTTGAAAGTTCATGATTCACAACTATTATTTAATATTGCCCATAAATATATAGAATTAAATGAAGTAATAGACAGACTTAAACTTAATGGAAATTTTGTGAGTAGAATAAGTGCGGTAGGCTTAATTGATAGGATTATAAGATATCATTTCGCAACTAATGAACAACTAGCAACCGCTCGAAAAACCAGAATGTATAGTATGATCGAAGGTGCAGACGATGAAAGAATCATGGTATTAGAACCAATTTTAGATTTAGTTGAAGGTTTTGAGACTTTCTATTAATAAAAATAATGACTAGTTAATAAAGTTAACATCACATTTTAAGTACGGTTACTGTATTTATATACCTACGGGCTCTTTGCCCGTAGCCTCCTAAAAATCCTGCTTTCCGACGCAATCAGTAGCGACAGGCCTGCAGGATGGCATTCATTCCTGTAGGTGATGATCTTCCACCACCACCAGCATCTTTTGATACTCTCCGACCGGATCAAAGCGCAGGCGTGTGGCATCAATTCCGTGGTTATCCCGCAGGCGTTCCCATAATTTATTTACCTTCCGTTGCTCGTTGGGTAATTGACGCGTTATCAACTGGCTGTCAACGCTGGCCTGATAAACTTTGCCGTCTATTTCCAGGCGACTCCCCATTAACAGCGAAACAGCCTGAATCTCTGAAATCTCAACCGAATACAACGCCGCATCAGACAGCAGGCTGGCAACCGCAGGGGCAAGCGCCGCCCGTCTGGCTTTTTCAGCCCCCGACCTGGCCTCGGTTTTCTCCACGGCAGAACGCCAGGCGACATCTAATTCGCTTCCTGGCTCATAAGGTGATCCGCTTTGCTGCCTTTTGTATGGTGTTTCACGTAGTCGCCGCATCAATTTGCGTCGCGTTGGCTGGTCCATATTTTCAAAATCGACGATTTCTTCTTCTGATTCTTCTGTCATACCCTCCACTTCAGGCGAAAAATTGGTGATTTTTTCGTCTTCCGTAGAGTTATTGACAGAACTCCAAGCGTCGCCGGTTGGCGACGGCAAAAGGTCAATCCCCAAACCGGGGCCGTTTTTGGCCCCGGTGGAGGCTTTGGATTTGGCGCGGATTTTCCATTTAACCAGACGGGTGCAAATACGGGAGGCATCACCCAGACGCGGCGACCAGACCCCGAAAACCTTTTCGGGGATCTCACAATAAGCATTCATTTCATCAGCTGGCTGATAGGCCAGACGGACGACATAGTTTTCACGCGGGATCAAAACACCACCCTGGCGGATGATGTAGGTAGCAAAGCACCCGACATCGGCAGCGGCGCAAACCGCATCCATTGCAGGATCCACAAGCAACGGCGCACCGCGCTTGAAGGTATTGTCAATTTTCTGGCGGGTCGTGATCTGATTGCTCAGTTTGCGCAGCTCGCGGTAAACCGATATGGGCGGCTGTCCGATGGGCTGAAACTGGCGGATGCGGTGAAGTGACGCCCAGGCCATTGCATATTTGGCTGTTTCATTCAGCGGCTTGCCGCTTTCGTCGTCCAGTTCACCGGCCAGCGCGTGGCCGTCGATATTCTTCGAAATGTATTTCGCGATATACGCCGTTGCTGACCCTTTCCGTGGGTCCATTTTTTTTGACTTGAAACGAGCACCGGTATTGCGGCCCAGCTCGTCGCGGTCTTCCGCAATGAAGTAGGCTCGAAGGATCGCAACCGTGGCTTTGACTTGCTCTTGTGGCATAAATAGCAATGCGTGCCAGTGTGGTGTCCCATCGTGATGCGGCTCAGCGACGCGGAAGCCGTAAGGGCGCAAATCTTCGCGTTTCAGTTTGGCGGTTGCCCGGTTCCATACTCGGCATAAATAGCGCTGCGCCTGGGCGACGGTGGAATGATTCCATTTGGCGTTATGGTGGCCGGACGCAATATTACTGTGATATTTCGACGGGCAAGTGATGGTCAGGAAGATGCCAACATCGCCGCGACTTTGGGCGACAAGCTCAACCCCAGCCATTCGGGCCATAAGCTCATGGCGACGAATAGCCGGGTTAGACGTGGATTTATTAATCATTTCCTCAAGCGACGAAACGTTGCCGTCTTGGTCTACCAGCTCATGACTTTTGAAAAAATCCCGGTTTTTACGGCGCTGTTCCTGCCACTCGATCAGACTGGAAGCGCTAACGTAGGCGTGCGCTTTTTTATTTACCGCGCCAACAGCACGCAGCTGGTTCTCGCGCCAGTCACAACGCAAGCGCCAGATTTTACGCCCCCACCAGTCAGGCGAAGCCATACGCAAAATGGCCGTGCATATGCGCTCGCGTTCCCACGGCGCATACCATGCAGGCGGTACAATGCGAAGCGCCAGCATTTCGCGGCCCAGGTGGCAATAAAGCCAGTCCAGTTCTTCGACGTTCATGTCTGAAACATTCCGTCCCAGGGCTTCGCATTCCGTCCCCAGCATTTCAGCCATGCGGCTGGCGATCTCATTAGCGGCGCTCAGTGCTTCCCGCTTTGTGAAATCAGCCAGACGTTGCCAGCGCCCGAACCAGTACGCAGCCAGTTCGCCAGTGATATCAGGCGAAACACCTTGCCTTGTGCGTACAACATCAAGACGCAGCAATGATTTTTTCACGGTCCCCATAAGAAAATCATTGGTGTGTCTGGTTTCACGGTTGACCCGTAACCACTCAATTTTTTTACGCCAGACTTCACGAATGAAGAACGGCTCTGATAATAAACGCGCTTCGACACCTTCCGGCGTATTTACTGGATTGGCCCCTATATTTCCATACAC